AGGCGGCGGACATGAACGACTTTAATCGCCCGCTGCGCATGCCGGTGATCGGCGTGGCATGAAACTGCCGGTGACGCTGTGCGCAGTTGACCACGCGGCGCACGATCTCACTCGGATGGCGCTGCAACGCTGCCTCGATCAATTCGATTTTGCCGATGTGCTGATCTGCTCCGATCGGGAAATCCTCCCCGGCGCGCGACATGTTAGGACCTACGCCAAGATTGCTGATGAGGCCGAGTTAATTCTCAACAGCCTGCTGCCAAAGCACATCAACACAAGCCATTACCTGTACATTCAATGGGATAGCTGGATCATCAATCCGTACGCCTGGGATGATGCATTCCTACACTACGATTGGATTGGCGCACCCTGGCCGTATCGTTGGTTGTGGAAAGGTTGTGATCCGGAATTCAACGTTGGCAATGGCGGCTTTTCGTTGCGCAGTATGAAGCTCGCAAACGCCGTTCTGCAATTGCCACTCGATGAGATGTATTCGCCCGAGGACCATGCCATTTGCGTCAAGCATCGCCCCACGCTTGAACAGGCTGGATGCCGCTGGCCGGCGGCCAATCTGGCACAGCGGTTCTCGGTGGAGGCCGACTGGCCGGATTGTGATCCATTCGGCTTTCATGGCGCATTCCGGTTTGCCAACGTGCTGACGCCGGATGAGTATGATCATTACGAGGAAATCGCGCCGGCCTATGTGAAAGAGCATCAGGCTTGGCAGTGCTTGCGCGGCAATGTCGCCAAGTTGCGGCAGGGCGCGCGGCTGCAGCGTTGTGACGGGCCACTCAAAGGGAGTTGGACATGAGCATCATCAGCGCCCTGATCGCAGTCATTGTCGCTCTGATCGTGATCGGCATCATTTGGTGGGCGATCCAGCAACTGTTGCCGCTCATTCCACTGGCGGAACCGTTTGCGACCTTGGTCCGCGTGCTGCTGACCGTGATTGCCGTCCTGATCGTGCTCTATGTGTTGCTGATGCTGCTATCCGCGCTCGGCGTGCCAGTTCCTGTCTGGCACCGCCTCTCCTAAGCGACCGCATGAACGACATGCTGCCGCCGTTGTGGCACGGCCTGACGGTGGCGTTGATTTTCTTGGTCACGTTTAGCCTCATCGTTCTGGTGCTGATCTTCTGGACATGAAGGAAAATGCAAGAAGAATTGCCACATGATGCGCGGCATACGGTCGCCGAAAAGCACTTTCCTGATGAGATAGCTGGTTGGCGCATTAAGAAGTTGCCTTGTCTATATGGAGAGCGATTCTATTTAGTCATGGTGCGTCAACGATCGCGACGGTATCGATGGCATTGGAGCTTCGAAAACGCCCTAAAGCATGCGCAGAGATGGGAACGTTTGCAACAGAAAGCCGATCAACCACAAAGTTGACCGGCTCTCCGGGGGCGGCTGGATTGCCAGCCACACTTCCACCAGGCTGCTGAGGCAGCCAGGCGAATATTAACACAAATCGGTGAAAATGTAATCGATGGCCTACACTGACGTCGATCCGCTAGCGACCACCACACTGACGCAAGCGGACGGCAACCCACGCCGTATGTCCGAAGCACGCCTGCGCGCCCTGCTCAGTGCCGAAAAAGAATCCGCGATGTCGCCGACGCAAGCCTCGACGCTCTCGATGGAGCGCGAGCGCGCCATGCGCTACTACCTCGGCGACATGCAGCGCGAAATGCCGTCCGCCGAGGGCCGCTCATCCGCCATCTCATCCGACGTGCTCGACACCATCGAAGGCTTAATGCCGTCGCTGATGGAAATCTTTGCCGGTGGCGATGATGTGGTCCGTTTCGAGCCCGTAGGCCCTGACGACGTCCAGGCCGCGCAGCAGGAAACGGACTACGTCAACTATGTGTTCATGCAGCAAAACCCCGGCTTTCTGATCCTGTACGATTTCATCAAGGATTCGTTGCTATCGAAAAATGGGTTCATCAAGGTGTGGACCGAGACGGAAACCAATCAGCAGAAATATACATTCTACGATCAGCCCGAGGATGCCTATTTTCTGATTGCCAGCAATCCGCAATTCCAGATCGTCGCCGAGTCGGTCAAGATGTCACCGCTCGGGCCGCTGCATGACGTGGCGGTGATGGTCGGTAAGGATATCAAGCACCATTGCGTCGCCTGCATTCCGCCCGAGGAAGTGGGCATCTCGCGCGACTGCACTAGCTTTGATGATTGCGGCTATGCCTATCATCAGACGGCGGTTGCGGTTTCTGACCTGATCGCCAAGGGCTACGATCAGGACGTGCTGCGCGGGCTTAGCAGTTATTCCGGCTCCAGCGTCAATCTCAACAACGCGGAAGCCGCGGCGCGCGATACCGTTAACGAAAGCCAAATGTACGGCGACGGCGCCAATGCGGCCAATCGCATGGTGTTGGTGGTCGAGCATTACATTCGCATGAATTACGAAGGCGAGGGCCAGGCCGGCTTGTATTGCGTAGTGACCGGCGAGAATAACGAGTTTCTGACCCGCAACGGCGAGATTGACATTCGTGAGATTGACGCGATCCCGATGGCGACCATGTCGCCGATCCCGCAACCGCATCGGTTTTGGGGCCGAAGCGTGGCCGACGTCGTCATCGAGCTGCAGCAGATCAAGACGGCGCTGCAACGCGCGATGTTGGATAACATGTATATGAGCGTGAACCCAAGGCCGGTGGTGTACGAGTCCAATAGCGGCCCGCAGACGCTGGATGATCTGTTGCTGATGCGGCCAGGCCAGCCGATCCGCGCCAAGGTGCCGGGCGCAATCGAATGGCAGGAAGTGCCCAACGTCGCCGCTGCGGTGCTGCCAGTGATGCAGTGGCTCGATACGCTGCGCGAATGGCGCACCGGCGTATCACGGCAAGGGCAGGGCACCGATCCCAACGCACTGCAGAACCAAGTCGCGACCATTGCCAACCAAATGTACAACGCCAGTCAGGCCAAGGTGAAACTGATTGCGCGGATCTTTGCCGAGACTGGCGTTCGCGACCTGTTTAGTCTGCTGCACAAAGAAATCCGCAAGTATGGCGATCAGCAGCAGACAGTGCGGTTGCGTAACCAATGGGTGACGGTCGATCCGGCCGATTGGAAAGACCGCGAGGACATGACCATCAACGTTGGCCTCGGCACGGGGACAAAGGCCGAGCAGTTGGCGCAATTGCAAATGCTGGTCAACGCGCAAAAGGAAGCGGTCCAGATCGGCTTGGTCAGCCCGCGCAATTTCTACAACAGCGCTAAGGAACTGGTACGGCTGACCGATCGCAAGGACGTCGATCAGTTCTTTGTCATGCCGGGCGCGCCGCAGAATCCGAATGATCCGGCCTCGCAGCCATTGCCGCCGCCGCCGAATCCGGATCAGCAAAAAGCGCAAGTCGATATGGTCGCCAATCAGCAAAAGGTGCAACTCGAACAGCAGAAAGCGCAAGCCGACGTGCAGCGCGAGGCGGCGCAGGCGCAATCCGAAATCGCAATTGCCGAGCGCAAGGCTCAGCTTGAGACGCAACTTGCGCTGCTTAACGCCGAGATCAAGCGCGAACAGCACGCCATGGATATGGCCAAGCACGCGGCCGATATGCAGATGCACGACAAGAAAATGCAGGACGGCCCGAGGGCATCGGTGGATGTCAAACATGACGCCGGCCAGATCACCGGACCGATGGGTGATGCGATCAATGCGCTCGGGCAGCATCTGGCCGCGCAGCAAGGCGCCCATACCCAAGCGATCCTCGATGCGCTCGCACAACACAGCAAGCCGAAGCGGATTCGCAAAACCGCTGACGGCTATGTGACGGAGACGGTGCAATGACCGTCAGCCTGCTGCACAAGTTTCATAGTGCGCAGCCTGATGATCCCGATGCCACGCTGATCCGTCCGAGCAATTGGAACGATCAGCATAATTTCACTGGCACGCCGGGGATGATTTTGGGGTTTGATGGCAGCGGCAATGCCATTGAAGTATCGCCGTCGGGAGGTGCAACGTCGCCAGCAGCGCCGAGCGCCTCGATCCAGTTCAACAATTCCGGTTTCTTTGGTGGTGATGCCAATTTCACGTGGACGCCGGGCAGCGGCTTTACCAACAAGCTATCCGGTATTGTCGGCAATCAGGCCGCATTTGGCCAAACCAAGTGGTTCCCCGGCAGCAGCACCTCGCCATATAACACGCTGAATTATACCGTTCCATCGTCGTTGCTGGTGCAGCAATTGTACACTGGCGATCTGTCGGCGCCGGATTCTTACGATGGCGTTGCCGGCTACCTCACCATGACGCACACCGGTGCCAGCACCAGTAACGGTTTCTGGGCCGGCGATTTTCTGGCCTCGGTCAACCCGGAATCAACCGGCCCATTTAGTCAAATGGGCGGCGTCGGTGGCACTGCGCTGTATGCGGGTGCGGGCCTGTGCTCATGGATTTACGGCGCATTCTTTGTCGCGGGGTTTTCACCGCCGACCGGGCGCAGCGACGTCACCGGCGTCATTGGCGCTTATGCTCTCGGCGAAAGCCAAAACGTCAACCCCAACACCAGCGTTTATGGGTTGTGGGGTGAGGCGCATCTATCAGCCGACGATTCATCCGCTCTGCAAATGATTGGCGTATTCTCACAGAATACGCTCGACGCGACCGCAACACACACGCCGCTATCGGTCAGCATGTGGGCCGGGCGAACGCTGTTTGGCACCGGCACACCGGCCGCCACCAATGTCTATGGCGTCTATATTGATGATCAAACATCGCCCAATGCAACGAACAGTTGGAACCTGTATAGCTTTGGGGCGGCGTCACAGAACACATTTGAGGGCAAGATCAATCTCGGCTTGCCTGGTTCCAACACCGGCAACATCAATTTCGACGGCAAGACCAGCGGCGTTGTTAAGCTGAGCGTTCAGGATGTCGCCGGCACATGGACGATGAAATTGCCGACCACGGCCGGCACCAGCGGTTGGTTCCTGCAAACTGATGGATCAGGCAATACGACGTGGGCTGCGTCATCTGGTGGCGTTTCCTCAGTCACCGGTAGCGGCGCTATCAGCGTATCGCCAACCACCGGCGCAACAGTCGTGAGTGTTGCCACGGCGACAAGCTCAACTCTCGGCGTTGTCAAACCTGACAATACGACGATCACGATTTCCGGCGGGACGATATCAGCGGTCGGCAGTGCGGCAACGATTGTTGTCAATACGAGCACGATCACCGGCGGCACAACGGGTCATGTGGCCTATGATAACGCCGGCACGTTCGGTGAGGCCGCGCATACCAACATCGTCAGCGGCCAGATCAACGTCGATCTCGGATCTGCATATCTGTATGCGACGCAGAGCGCCATCTTTGCCGTCGATCCCGGCGGCGGATTGCCTTACAACTGGTTTTTTGGCGGCGCCGGCAATTTCACCGTCACCGGCGATTCAAATTTCATCGAAGGCCCCGGCGCGGGCGCGGCACTCACCACGGGCATCTACAACATGGTCGAAGGCGCGGAAGCGCTGCATTCAGCAACCACCGGCCGTAACAATCTCTGCTTTGGTCGGCGCGCCGGCTATACGTTGACCGATGGCAGCGACAACACATTCGTCGGCACCGGCGCTGGTCAGCTCGTCGGCGCGAGCTGCAACTTTAATGTCGGCATCGGCACCGGCGCACTGGGCGGCGCATTGTCGGCCGGTGTTGAAAACATCGGTATTGGCAATGTTGCGGGCCAGGCGCTGTCAAGCAGCAGCAGCTTCAACGTTTTCATCGGTTCCGGTGTCGGCCAAAATTCAACTGGCACATCAAATTGTACGTTTATCGGCAACCACGCGGCGCAAGCCAATGTTTCCGGGCAAAACAATACTGGCATTGGAGGTGACGCACTTCATTCCCTGACCACTGGTCAGAACAACGTCACGCTCGGCCGGTTATCCGGTTATTATCTCACCGGCGGTGGTTCCAACACCCTGATCGGAGAACGGGCAGGATTTGGCAGCGGCACCGGCGTCACCAGCGGCGATCTCAACACCTTTGTCGGCGCCGTCACCGGCGGCAGCATCACCACCGGCACAAATAACCTGATCCTCGGCGATCAAGTCGATACTGGCAGCAATGTTTCGAACTGCATCGTTATCGGCTGCAATGCCGTCAACCACCTTGACTACAACCTGACCACGGCGAGCACGTGGACGACGCACAGCAACTTGGCGCTGGCCAATGGCAAAATTCAGTGCGCCGCCGGGACGACCAGTTATCCATCAATTAACATTGCCCCTGGCGTGGCACCAACATCGCCGGCCGACGGCGATTATTGGTACGACGGCACGGCCCTGAATTTCCGCCACGGCGGCACAACCAGCAATTTGCTCGCCGGCGGCGGTGGTGGCGTCAGCTCGGGCGTCATGACTGCCAACGGCGCGGTGTATGCCACTGGTGCCAGCGCGATCGCCTCGACCGCAGCGCTGACAAACGGGCAAATCCTGATCGGTTCGACCGGCGTTGCGCCGGTGGCGGCGACAATAGCCATCAGCGGATCCGGCATTAGCGTCACCAATGGCGCCGGGACGATTACGCTCGCCAATACCGGCGTTACCTCGGCGGTTGCGGGCACCGGCATTACCGTATCGGGCGCGACCGGAGCCGTCACCATCGGCTTGAGCACGCCGATCAGCGTACCCAACGGCGGCAGCGGCGCCGGGTCATTCACTGCGCACGGCCTCTTGCTTGGCGAGGGCACATCCGCATTCGGCGTGACGGCCGTTGGCACCACCAATCAAATCCTGATCGGGCAAAGTGCTGCAGATCCGATCTGGACAAGCACGCTGCCGACCGCCGCAGTTCCGGCGTTTTCCGGCGGTGATGTCACCTCGGCTGGCGGTTCATTGTCGCTCACCATCGCCAATGCGGCGGTCACCAATGCCAAGCTGGCGAACATGCCGGCGCATACCTACAAGGGCAACAACACCGGTTCGAGCGCGGCGCCGCTTGATCTCACGCAAACGCAGCTCACCGCCGAATTGAATCAGTTCACCACAAGCTTGCAAGGCGTTGTTCCCGGATCCGGTGGTGGGACCACGAATTTTCTACGCGCCGACGGGAGTTGGGCTGCGCCAGCCGGCGGCGGCAACGTCTCGGCAGTATCATTAACGACGCACGGCGTGATTATTGGGTCGGGCACGACCGCCATCACATCGACCGCGGTTGGCACCACCAATCAGATTCTGATTGGTCAAAGCGCGGCTGATCCGATTTGGACAAGCACATTGCCATCCGCTGCTTTTGGGCCGCTCACTGGCGATGTCACCACGTCAGGCTATGCGGCAACTTTGGCCAATATCCCAAATGGGACACCGGCCGCAGGCTCGATTCTACATACCAATATTGCGGCACCCGGCTCGCCGGCCGCCGGCAAGATCCAAGTCTATACCGACAGCACGAATAATATTCTCGCCGCCAAGAACAGTTCTGGCACGGTGTCTAACACGGTTGTTCCCGATACTGGCGCCGCCAACAATTTCCTGACGGCCATCAGTGCCGGCGGCGTGATTTCCAAAGCACAGCCAAGCTTTGCCAATCTGTCCGGCTCGATCGCATCGACGCAAATGCCGGCTTATACGGGCGATGTCACGTCGTCAGCCGGCGCGACCGTCAACACCTTGGTCAATATTCCAACCGGGGTGACTGCCGCGGGCGCGATCCTATTTACCAATATCACCGCGCCAGCATCTCCGGCGGCCGGCAAAATCCAGCTCTATACCGATACGACCAACAACATCCTGTCGGCGAAAAACAGCGCCGGCACGGTGTCCAATACCGTGGTTCCGGCGACCGCCGGTGCCAACCAATTTGCCACCGCGGTCAGCGCCGCCGGTGTGATCAGTTTCGCGCAGCCATCGGTCAGCAACCTGTCGGGCTTGCCGGTTACCGTCGGCCAGGGCGGCACCGGACAGACCACGCTGACCGCGCACGGCGTGCTGATCGGCGAAGGCACATCCGGCATTGCCGCGACTTCGGCCGGCACCGCCAATCAAATCCTGATTTCCGGCGGCGCTGCGGCTGATCCATCGTGGACAACCACGCTGCCAACCGCGGCCACGCCAGCCTATACCGGGGATGTGACCTCATCTGCCGGTGGCACCGTCAACACCTTGGCGAGTGTGATCACTGCCGGTGGCCCGACCGGCAACGCCACCACCGTTCCTGTCATCACCTACGACGCGAAGGGCCGATTGACCGCGGTGACGACGGCAACGATTGCCGCCGGTACCGCTAACGTCGATCCAAGCCCGCAAACCAATACGCCGACGACTGGTTTCAGCCTCACGATGACCGGCTGGAACCTGATCCTAACGCCGGCTGGCACGCTGGCATCCGGCACCATCACCATGCCGGCATCGCCGGTCAACGGTCAGATCGCCTGCATTCGCTCGACGCAGCCAATCTCGTCACTGAGCTGGAACGGCAACACCAAAACCGTCAGCACCGCACCAAACACGCTGGCCGCCGGTCAGCGCGTCGAAGCCATTTACATATCGGCAACATCAACATGGTATTTCGCGTTCTAGCACTGCTTGCGTTGTTGCTACTTGGCAGCACCGAAGCAAATGCGCAGGCGTGTCCGCCCGGTATGCCGTGCTGGTCAACTGCCAACCGGCCATCCAGCCCGATCCTCGGGCAAAAAGGGCTCAATACCGATTTGTCTATCGAGGAAATTTGGAACGGAACCCGGTGGGTTGCACAGTTTCTCGATAGCGCCGCCAATCCGTTGGACTACACCTCCGGCGTCGCGGCCGGCAGCGTTACCAACTGGACAACCGCGATCAACAATGCAGCGGCGACCAACAAGGATGTGCGCTTGCCGGCCGGCACCTATCACGTCAATGGCCAAATCAATCTGACCAGTGGCCAATGCCTGTGGGGCGCGGGCGATCATTCCACGTTCCTGACCGTCGATCAGAATTTCTCGTCAACCGATAGCGCCGTCATCGCGCTGACCGGCGGCGAAACCGCGAGCCCGTGCGTGCATGATATCGCGATCGTGTTCTCTCAGCCGCCTGATGTGACCACCACCGCCAACGGCGCGGCGTCGGCCGGAACCAATACCGTCACCGTCACCAGTGCCACCGGTATCCGGGTTAACAATTATATTCAGGATTTTGGCGTTGGCGGCGCCGGGCTCACCAACGCCTTCGGCAACAACCTTACTGTCCCAAACGCTGGCGTCAAAGTGAATAGCATCGCCGGCAATGTGCTGACGCTATCCGCCAACATTGCCTCGCCAGGCGTGGTCAACCTAGATGTCCTGCACTTTGGCCCGTCACGCGCAAATTTCGCGACGCTCGCCGCCGGCTGCACCTCTGGCGCCGGTGGGACCGGCTGCAAATATCCGCCGGCAATCAAATCGACCACCGCCAATCGTCCACGGTTCTGGAATGTTCACATCGAGGGCGCCTGGGATGGTTTTAGCTTCTTGGCCAATATCGCACCGACCATGCAAAACATCGAAATGGGAGCGCTCAATAAAGGGCTAGATCTCGATGGCGGGCAGGATTTTGCGCATGTTCGCGGTTGGCACGCATGGTCGTTTGGATTTGCTTGTTGTCTGGCAATTACCTACAACACTTATGCTGATGGCAGCAATATTGGCTGGAATATCGGCCGGATGGACGGCTTGAATGCCACCGATATCGATTTTTTCCAGGCAAGTTTGACCATCACATCAAATGCAAATTCCAGCTCAACGCCGATCCACCTGACGAACGTGATGCTGGACGGTCAATTGGCCACCCTACAAATCGCCGGTGGACTGGAAAACCAGTTCAACAATGTCTATTCCTCCGGTGGTGCGCCCGACAGCAATTGCAAATTTAAAATCACCGGCGGCACCACGCAGATTGCACAGCTTTATTTGGTGATTGCGCAAGGCATCACCGGCGCAATCAATCAGGTATGCGTAACCGGTGGTGTGCTGCGCGTCGACGGTGGGCATATGGTCGATGTGGACGCCGCCTCTACCGGGTTTTTGCAAACCGGCGGCTCGATGACGTTACAAAATCTCTATTGGGATATGCCCGGCACCATCACCGCGCCGGCAATCTCACAGACTGCTGCGGCCGGTGTTGCCGTGACCGTCGTCAAAGGCAACGTCGCGCACATCGGAACATCGGGCACTGCGGTTTCCATCACCAATGACACCAATGGCAACGTGGTTACCGGCAACGATTTCAACAACTATACTTATTCGTTGCCGCTGCCGAGCCTTGGCGGCGTCTATAATACCGGCGGCGCGACAGTCAACGTTTATACTACGCCCGGCGGGACCACATGGTACAAGCCGCCGTCCGCCAAGTGGGTGCAGGTGTTCATGTGTGGCGCCGGCGGCGGTGGTGGTGGTGGCGCCCATCAGACCTCGGGCACTGCAGCCTCGGGCGGCGGCGGTGGTGGTGGTGGCGCCTGCCATACGCTGCAGGTTCGCGCTTCCGACCTGGCCACAAGCTTGACCGTCACCGTTGGCACCGGTGGAACCGCCGGCACGGCTTCAGGCTCGAATACAACGGTGGGCGGCAATGGTGTCACCGGCGGATTTACCCAGTTCGGTTCGTTTGCGGCGATCGGTGGCGGCGGTGCCGGGGCCGGCGGTCAACTCAATTTGGCCTCGGGCGGTGGCGGCGGCGGCGCCAATGGACAGAATGGCGGCAATGCCTCTGGAGCGACTGCCGGCGTTGGCGGGTTTGCGGCGGGCAGTGGCGGCAGCGGCGCCGTCGGGGCGTCGATGAGCCTAGGCGGCCCGAGCATGGGTGGTCCGGGAGCCGGCGGCGGTGGCAGCGGTGCGACGGGTGCCGGGTTTGACGGTGGTTTCAACGCCTACGGTTGCGGTGGCGGCGCGTCCGGAGGCGGCATCACCACATCGGCACCTAATAACGGTGGCAATGGCGGCACATCAATCGGTGGTTCTGGACTAGTGCAACCTACCGGCGGCACCTCGGGCTCGAAAAACGGCCAGCCCGGATCAACAACCGCATCGATCACAGTCTATGCGCCGGGCAACGGCGGTGGTGGTGGCTACGGGATCTTTGCTTCCGGCGGCGCCGGCAATGGCGGCGCTGGCAATCAGTGTGGCGGTGGTGGTGGTGGTGGTTCAACCATCAACGGCCAGACCGCAGGCACCGGCGGCGCCGGTGGTAACGGATTCGCAATCGTAACCGCATGGTAGAAGGGAATTGCCATGGCGACCTCGCCACAAGACGCAACCACGTTCGCGCGCAACTTCATCGCCACCATCAACGGGTTTCTGAAAGCTCAAGACGACATGGAGCGGGCCAATGATCGGATGGCCAAGGATCCCAATCTCGCCGCCGCCGCCGCCGAAGCGATGAACGCCAGCGGCCGGCCCAACTTGACGGCACAACAATTCACTGACGCAGGAACCGCAATCCAGCAAGTTACATTCACCCTGCAAAGCGGATCGCCGGAACTGATCAGCTACTTTTACGCACTCCTATGAGGCCAACATGATCACTTTGCAATTCGAAGATAACGAACTCGCCGCGCTCTATGCGATCTTTGATCGCGCTTTTAAGAACCGCGACGGCGGCGGCATGGATTGTTTCCCGGCAGTGGCGCACTTTCACGCCAAGATCGAGCAGGCGCGCCCGCGCGTGCCGCAGCCGGGTCCGCCCATGCCATCGATCGATCGGGAGGAACTGGCGCGCCAGCTCGAAGAAAACCGCCGCAAACACAACGGTCAGCCGATCAAGGATGCATAACTTGTGGCATTCCAAGCCAACGCCTTTCAAAATGATCATTTTGTCGGCGCGCTGGTCAAAGGCTTTCAGGTTGTCACCGTCCCAGTTACTGTTCCGCCATCGGGCGGCGGGGGCTTTGTTGCGACATTCACACGCCGCCGTTGGCGTGAATTCATGGCGGCATACGACGCCGAGATGGCGGCGCTTGCCGACATGCGCGGCAATCGCAAGCCCAAGCAGCAGGAAAAACTGCAGGATGCAATCGCCGCTACCAACAAGGCGATACTCGCAGCCCACGATCAGGCCGAGACAGCTAAGCTCAGTGAGAATTTGCAGCGGCTTGCCAATGCGCTCAACGCCGCCGTTGGCGCAAGTCGCGTAACCGCATCGATCAAACATGCAAATCAAGCCATCGCCATCGGCAACGCGATCGCCCAGGCGATCCACGAACAACAACAAGAGGAGGAGGATATGCAGATGATCCTCCTACTGCTCAATTGAAAACTGCATTTGTGCTGCATAGCAACGATCATGGCCCGCTGCTCGTCAATCGGTTCGATTATGCCTATGCCTATGCCGGCAAATGGGCCGGCGTTGGCGCCGAGTTGATGGAAAATCGCTGCTACCAACCGGCCACGCTCGCGCTGATCAAACAATTGTTGGCGGAAAAACGCAAATACGTGCCCAAACCGGTCAATGTGATTGATTGCGGCGCCAATATCGGGGTTGTCACCCTTGAGTTGGCGAATTTCATGCACGATTGGGGGCAAATCCTCGCCATCGAGCCGCAGGAACGGCTGTATTATGCCCTGGTCGGCAATTTGACGGTGCAAAACGCTTTCAATGCGCGTGCAATTCACGCCGCAGTCGATGCGCAGCAAGGGTTTATCGACATTCCGGAGCCTGATTATTGCCAACCTGGCAATTTTGGCGGGTTTGAACTGCACCAGCCGTTTGGAATGAACGACGTCGGCCAGGCAATCGACTATGACAAGCCGACACTGCGGGTGCAGGCCGTAACCATCGATGAAATCGTCCGCGGCCGTGTCGATTTTATCAAACTCGATATTGAAGGCATGGAAATGGACGCCTTGGCCGGCGCGACCGCTGTGCTTGCGCGCGATCGGCCGATCTTGTTCATCGAGGTGATCAAGATCGATCGCGATACGCTCGAAACATTCCTCGCGCCGTTGGGCTACAAGTGCTTTTCGCATGAGGTGATGAACGTTGTCGCTGTGCATCACGATGATCCGACGATCGCCTGCATTCAAACGGTAGACAAGCCCGAATGAGCGACCCCGAGGACGTCGCCCAATACAAGGCCTATGCCAATCAACTTCTGCGCAAGCCGGATGACGTCGGCGCGCTGATCAATCAGTTTGCGCACCTGTTCAACACCATGGATCGCAACAAGGTGCATCAGTTGGTAGCGCTGGCCGAGCGCGCTTATCGGCTGGCACCGAAAAAATTCACTGCGGTTTTCAGCTATTCAAGCGCGTTGAGCGCAACCGGCCATTGGCTTGAAGCGATCGCGTTGCTGAAATGGTGCGTCACCAATGCGCCCGACAACAAATGGCTCGGCCGCGCCTATCATCACCTTGGCATTGCCTACCGCAGCAATGGCGACGATGAGGATGCGTTGATTTGGTACGACCGGGCGATTGCGCTCACCGGCGATCCGGAAATCAAAAAAGACCGCGCGTTAACGTTGCTGGCGATGGGCCGCTTGCGCGAGGGTTTTCAGGCCTATGAATGCCGACGCGAGAATGCCGAGGAAAAACTCGCCAAGTTTGGTCTGACGCCGAATCAGGCGCTATTGCCGGCGCATGTGCGTCAACGACATTGGCAGGGCGAGGATCTGACCGGCAAAACCATTGCTGTTTATGCCGAAGACGGCATCGGCGATTTTTTCAACTTCTGCCGATTCATTCCGCGGCTGCGCGATTATGGCGCCGCCAAGATCCTGTTGACCGGCAAAGTCGCCGACATGGTCGAGTTGGTGGCCGACAATATCGACAATGACGGCATCGTGCCGATCGACGATTTTGATGCTGACTACATCGTCGGCTCAATGACCGTGCCCTGGCGCACCGGCGTTGATCTGGAGGACGTCAACGGTAGGCCCTACTTCAAGGCCGAGCCGGCAACTTTCCCGCGCCGCGGGCTGCTCAATGTCGGACTGGTGTGGCGCGGCAATCCGGTGCATGGCCGCAATAGTCACCGATCGATGGATTTTATCAATCTGTCTCCGTTGTTCGGCATTCCTGACGCGGCGTTCTATTCGTTGCAGGTTGGGCCAACCGCGCGGGAAATCACCGCGGCCGGATATGATGGCTTTGTCGCCGATCTGAGCCCGCTCGCCAAATCCTGGCGCGCAACGGCCAGTTTGATCGCCAATCTCGATGTTGTGGTCACCGTTGACACCTCTTGCGCGCACCTTGCCGGCGCACTCGGCGTGCCGGTAATCACCATGGTGACGCGGTGTCCCGATTGGCGTTGGGATCGCAACAGCCAGCGCACGATCTGGTACGACAGCATGAGCGTATTGCGGCAGCACAGGCAGGACGAATGGGCGCCGGTTGTTGATGGCGTCAAGATCATGTTGGAGAGCATGGCAAATGGCCGACGAAGACAGGACGCAAAAGCAGGTGAACGTCGGGCGCCTGGCGCAGCAGCTCGAAGAACCGTTCAAGAGCGCAGCCGACCGGGTCAAAGACGCGTTGGGCCGGCATCTGTTGACCTGCAAGCCTGACGAAATGGTGCTGACCCGAGCCCTGATCCACGCCACCGATCAACTCACGCTGGCGATTGGCAACATCATTGCGGACGGCAAGATGGCCGAGCGCGAACTGTCGCAAATTGAAGCCGGTCGACACCGGATGTTCAACGTAGTCTAGGAAATCTCACATGGCTGATGATCTGGCACCTGGCGCCCCCGCGCCGCGGGGCGAACCCACGACTCCAATCGTAGCGCCGGATGGCACTAAAGATGCCATGGGCGTGCGCGAAGCCGCGCGCCTATTGGCGCAGCAACGTCACAAGCAAGAACTGAATTCGCAGGCTGCGAGCGCGCCCCCGGCAGCGCCCCCTGCAGCGCAATCCGCCCCCGAGGCGGACGCCAACCCTCCCGCGGAGGGCCATGGCGAGACAGCGGAAGCCGAAGCGGTTGAAGAACCGCCCATTGAGCCGCCGTTGTCTTGGACGACTGAGGCGAAACAGCACTGGCAATCACTCCCACGCGAGACGCAACAATATCTTGCGCAGCGAGAGTCCGAGCGCGAGTCGCTGCTCACCAAAAGTCAACAGGAACTGAAAGAACGAAATCTGACGCTCGACGGCGAGCGCCAGAAAATGGAACAGGCACGACAGCAGTATGAGGGCGCGTTACCTGCCCTCATGCAGGCGCTGCAACAGTCAATCGCTGGCGAGTTCCCCGACATTCAAACAATGGATGACGTGACCAAACTCGCCCGCGAGGATTGGGCCAGATACATCGCTTGGGATGCCAGTCAGAAAAAACTGGCCAACATCGCCAGCGAAGCAAAGGCCGCGCAGGAACGGCAACTCAGCGACTTGCAAAGCAAATGGAATACCTTTGCTGCCGAGCAGGATGCTGCGTTTATTAAAAACCGTCCTGAGTTTGCAGACAAAGAAAAGGCCGGGACAATGCAACGCTCGGCCATGAAGGCGCTGACCAGCGTCGGGTTCACCGAGGATGAAATCCTCCGGAACTGGAATGGTCAGCAGGCTTTCACGCTGCGCGATCAGCGATGGCAACAAATCGTTGACGACTATCGGCGATTTCATGAGGCCAAAGCCGCGGTCAAAAACGGACCTGTCAAAGCCGCTGTTCCACCTGTCACCCGCCCTGGTGCGGCACCCGTTCCCGGCAAAGCGCTGGAAAGCAAAGCTCGGGAACTCGAATCCGCACTATCCAAGACAACCAGCTCACAGCGCTCCGCACGGCTTGCTGCTGATCTCATGGCCGTGCGCCGCGATATGACAAACCGCTAAAGGTGAAAACATGCCACTCGCAACCAGCGCCTTCAGCACTTACAGTGCTGCCGGCAACCGGGAAGACCTCTCGGATATCATCTATCGGATCGATCCGACTGACACGCCGTTTTATAACGGCATCGATCGCGAGGAAGCAAACGCCACAAACCACGAATGGCAAACCCAGGCGTTGGCCTCGCCGAGCACCTCAAATGCTCAACTCGAAGGCGATGACAACGTCACCGCCACCGCCACCACGCCAACCGTTCGCCGCGGCAATCAAACCCAAATCCAGGTGAAAATTCCGCGCGTCACCGGCACTCAGCAGGTTGTTGAGCATGCCGGCCGGGCATCGGAAATGGACTACCAAGTCGGTTTGAAAGGCGGCGAGCTAAAGCGCGATATTGAAAGCACGCTGCTCAACAATCAAAAGAAACTAGCCGGCTCCGAAACCGTAGCCCGCAACATGGCCGGGATTGACGCGTGGATCACCACCAACACCGACAAGGGCTCGGCCGGTGGTGCTGCAGACCCGACTGCGGCTGATGGCAGTATCACGCGCGTTGACGGCACGGCGCGCGGCTTTACCGAGTCGCAACTCAAAAACGTGCTGCAAAAAATCTGGACCTCCGGCGGCAAGCCGGACGTGATCATGATGGGCGCGTTCAATAAACAGGTGTTCTCGACTTTCACCGGTCGCGGCACACCGATGGAAAACCAAGCCGACATGACCATCACCGCAGCGGCCGACACCTACAAGTCGGACTTTGGCACGCTGCGCGCGGTGCCAAATCGGTTCCAGCGCGCCCGTGACGTGCTGGTGCTGCAAATGGATATGTGGGCGGATGCGGCGCTCCCCGGTCGCAATATGACCAGCTTCCCGCTGGCCAAGACTGGCGATACCGATCGCCGCTATTTGCTGATCGAACATACACTGGTGTCGCGCAATGAAGCGGCCTCGGGCGGCGTGTTCGACCTGCTGACTGCATAAGGAGGCGAGCATGCCGGTTCCTAGTCCTGTCCCGCTGCATGTGCAGCCCATCAGCACATCCGTGGCGACGTTTTCGGCCTCAACCGCTGCGGTGCAAATGCCGTTCACCGGCAAGATTGTGTCGATCGGCGTCACGCCGACCACCGCGACCGCTACGGCCGACTATACGGTGACAACCAGCATCAACGGCGTCTCCGCCGCGGGTGGCGTGGTTACCGTCGTCAATGGCACCTCGGCTAATACTACGACCAGCATTGCACCCACATCTGTGGTTGCCAATCAGGGCGATCAGATCAGCCTTGCGGTCACCGGCGGCGGTTCCGGCGGTGGCTTGACGACCTTCTCGATCCAAGCGCGCCGCGGCACGCTTTAGCGACTCCTCCCGACTTGGCCGGTCGCAAATGATCGGCCCTTTTTGCAGGATCAAACCATGCCCCTCAATGTTGAAGCGGTGCAGTTGGGCGCGACGCAGGTGATTGCGTCGGCCGCGACCTCGATCACATCAGCATCGGCGTTTGGCGCTGGCGTCAAACTCGTCCGCGTTGCCACGACCGCAGCGGTCAATATCCGCATCGGAACCGCGCCGATAACAGCGGTGACGACGGATACGCTATTGCCGGCGAACACGGTCGGATATTTCATCGTTCAAGGCGGCCAAAGCATCGCCTCGATCGGTTCCGGTACGGTGCAGATCACGGAGTGTGGTTGATGAGCGCGAGCCGCGTCATTCTGCAGCCGCGCATCGAGCACGACACGCTCGTGATCGGCCAATGGCAGGACGTTGAGGATATCATCGAGAACAACAAGCGGCTCGCCAACGGTCCCAAACGGCAATCCGACTGGTGCCAGCACATCGCCACCATTCCTCACAATATCCGCTTCAAATGGTGGATCGAGGAAACGAACGCTAATCCGGATATGCCGATTTTCTCGCTGCGGTTTGAAAATGAAATCGTGGCCAAGAAACTCGAGGACCCAGAATGGCGCTACCTGCGCGTTGATCTCGGACCGAGTTTTCGGCTTGGATGGCGCTAGATGGCCCTGACCAATTACACTGATCTGCAGGCCTCGATTGCCAATTGGCTCGGCGGCCGCTCGGATCTCAACGGTGTGATTCCCGATTTTGTCACCCTGTTTGAAAAAGCCGCTAACCGCCGACTGCGCGTGCTCGGCATGCTGACGTCGTCGGATCTGACCACCGTCAGCGGTGTGGCGACGTTGCCGAGTGATTTTTTGGTCGCCCGCGCCGTGACATGGCTCGGCAACCCAAGTCGTGGGCTTGAATATGCGCTGCCGGCATGGCTGACGTTGAACTATATATCGGGCCAGACCGGAACGCCGACGTATTATAGCCTGACCAAGGCCAACACGATCACGGTTGTGCCGTTTGACGACACGTCACAGACGCGCTTGATCTACTACCAGCAAATTCCGCCGTTGGGCAACGTCGGCACCAATTGGCTGATGACTGCGCATCCTGACGCCTATCTGTTCGGCTCGCTGGCTGAATCGGGCGGCTATGTGCAGGACGACAACGCGCTGCAGAAATGGATTGCCCGACGCGATGCGCTGTTCGAAGAAATCGAACTGCTCGACAAGCGCTCAGCCGGCGTCGGCGGAATGAAAGTCGCAGGACCAACCCCATAAGGAGCAACGATCATGGCGAAAAAGAAAGGCCACGGGGCCTACACGAACGACATTCCCACCACGCCGCATGCGATTTATACTGAGGATTTTGTCAACGGGCGGCCAACCGGCGAGAGCCAAGCGCCCGGCGTGGTATCCAATCGCATGATTGAACCGGTGACTGGCGGTCCAGGCCTATCCGAGCGGTTGCCGAAAAAATAATGCCGCTGATCAAATTCGGCGAATGGCGCCCTGACGTCGCCGACTATGAGGGCGAATCGACGTTGACCATCCGCGGTGCGTTGCCGCGCGGTGACGGCTACGGCCCGATGCTGGCCTCGCAGCCCTACAGCGCGGCGTTGCCGGCCGCATGCCGCGGCGCGTTTGTGGTTTATCCGGACACCGGAATTCCGCAGATGTTCGCGGGTACCTCGACCCGGCTCTATCACCTCAAGACCGATTTGACTTGGGAGGATCTGAGCAAGGGCGGTGCGGCCTATACGGCACTCAATGCCAATGAGCATTGGACATTTACGCAATTCAACAATTTGGTGATTGCGGCGCAGGCCAATGCGCCGCCGCAAGTCTACAACGCCAAGACCCTGACCGGTGCGTTTGCCGACCTCGCCGGGAGTCCGCCGCAAGCGCGCTATGTGGCGACGGTGGGATCGTTTGTGGTGTTGTCGGGATTGACGACCAGTCCGCTGACCATCCAATGGTCAGGGCTGGACGATACGACGCAATGGACGCCGGGCGTTAATTCATCGGACCTGCAGGATTTGCCCGACGGCGGCATTGTCCGCGGCGTGGCCGGCGGCGAGTCGGGCTTGATCTTTCAAGACAACGCCATCAGGCGCATGACATTTGCGCCGGGGACGGACTATGTTTTCCAGATCGAGCGCATCAGTCAGGACAAGGGACTTTATGCGCCCTACAGCATCATCCGAGCTGGCGAGCGCATCCTGTTTCTGTCAATCGCCGGCCTGCACATGATCTCGCCGCTGCAAGGCTATCCGGTTGAGATCGGCAAGGCCAAATTCAATCGCACATTCTTGGCTGATATCGATCGCGGCAATCTACAATTGATCATCGGTGCCAATGATCCGCGCGGCTCGCGCGTGTTTTGGGCCTACAAATCCAACTCGGGCAGCGGCGCGCTTTACGACAAACTGCTGTGTTACGACTACATCTTGGATCGGGCGACGCTGGTCCCAATGACTGGTGAATATCTGGTACAGATGGCGCAGCCGTCCATTTCGCTCGACGCCATGGATACCAAGTATCCGAATATCGATACCATGACGTTATCGCTGGATAGCTTTGCGGGATCAACGCAGCCGGAATTGATGCAATTCGACTCTGCGCACAAGCTCGCGTTGTTCGGCGGCACGCCGATCGAGGCGGTGATTGAAACGGCGGAGGAAGGGACAGACGGCCAGCGTGTTCGCGTGCAGGGATTGCGCCCGATCACCGACGCAGCAAACCTATACATGACGGTTTCCAAGCGAGAAACGACGCGCGATCCGGTGGCCTACGTGACTGAGGTGACGCCGCTCGCAAGCGGCATGTGTCCGTTTAATGTTTCTACCCGCTACTCGCGAGCGCGGCTGCGCATACCAGCGGGAACGAGCTGGAACTTTGCGGCAGGCATTGAGCCGCAATTTGCGCTTGAGGGTGCTCGTTGAGTATTGGCATTCTGCAGAAGGACGAAACTGACCAACGTAAGATTATTTTTGCGATCAATCAGGCGATTGGCTGGATCAATACCCATGGCGGCGGTGGTGGTGGTGCGGGTGGTGATGGCGCCGGCGGCCGGCTGACTTTGGTCAGCGGCAATCCGGTGATGTCGAATATCGCCAATCCGGGTGTCAACAGCGCGACGATCTATTACACGCCGTACAAGGGGCAAACGGTGCCGGTGTGGAACGGCACCACATGGAGCGCGACGGATTTCGGGGGCGAGCTGTCGCAGGCATTGAACGACGCGACCAAATCGCCGGCGGCCGCAGTGCTCAATACGCTCTATGACATGTTTGTTTGGGCCGACGGCTCGACCATGCGCTGCACCCGCGGCGATGCTTGGGCCAGCCTCACGGCGCGGGCGTCGCCGCTGGCGCTGAATGACGGCATTCTGACCAACGGCACCGCGATCACCAACGGGCCGGCGGCCGGCATCGGGGTTTATGTCGGTACTATCAAAGTCGGTACCGGTGCGGTGTCCTGCTCGTTTCATCCGCCGCAGGATGGCCCGGACGCCGATGGCGTCAGCTTTGGCGAGATTGATATCTGGAATTTTTACAACCGCATCAATTTTGCCGGCATTGTGCAAATCAGCTCGATCAGCAATACTTGGAGCTGGAACAGCACAGCCTGGCGCATGGCCGGCGGGTATAACTCATTCGCGTTCTTTTATGTTTGTGGAATTGATGAAGATTTCATATCGGCAAGCTATGGGACGCAATCCTATTCGTTTAGCTCCGACGGTGCTTATAGCGGAGTTGGCGTTGATAGCTTCACAACGCCGAGCGGCATCCAAGCGTACCATATGAACACCAGTACGACCGATCTCACTTATGAAGTGCCGACCGGACTCTATGCCGGCAATCCGGGTATCGGGTTCCATTTTCTGGTTGCGCTGGAACGAACCGACGCGGGCGGCCTCGTGGTGTTTTTTGGCGCAGAAAAGGGCGGCCTCGCCGTCAACTGGAAATTCTGATGCTATGCGATCTGATCCTGATCCCAACGGATCGGATCAATCTGGTGTGGCCAACCGTCGCGCCATTGATTGCCGCCGGAATGCACAAAATGGATTTGTCCGATTTTGATGTGCTAACGCACGAACTGCACAAGGGCGCGGCGCTGTTGTGGGTTGCATTTGACGGCGAGCAACTGAAAGCCGCAGCGGCAACCCAGGTGACCATCGTTCACGGCCGCAAGCATTGCACCATCATCGCGCTCGGCGGCAAGGATCGGCGGCAGTGGGTGCCGTTGATCGAGGGCTTGGAGGACTACGCGCGGGCGCAAGGTTGCGCCGCCATGCGGATGTTTGGCCGCGCTGGCTGGTCGCGTACGCTGCCCAACTATCAGATTGTTGGTCACATCATCCGGAGGAACCTGCAATGAGCGTAACCCGAGCACTGCTAGACGATGACGACATGGCCGTATTGGTTGAGCGCATCCGTACCGTTACGGCCGGCGATCGACTGTCACATGCGGAAGTGGTGACGATGATCCGCACGTTGGAAAGTAACGGCATTACAATCACGCTCCCACCGGAACCGGCAACATCCAAGTCAGGGAAGTGACATGAACAAGACCGAAATCATACAGCGGTTGCGCGACAGCACTGCGGCGGTGCGCCTGACAATGTCAGAGGTTGCTCAGATGCTCGAACAACTCGCCGATTGGCGGCTGATCGAACTCGATGACGATCCAGAACCGGCAGCAGAACCGGCCAACCATGCGGCAATGATCGAGGGCGCCGAAGCCGAGGATTATGAATACGACGACTCGGACGATGATGACAACGACGATGAAGTCGAAGCCAAGCCGAAAAAAGCCAAAAAACCGGCGACCAAGAAAAAGGGCCATCGCTGATGGGCGGCAAGCCGGATAACACCGGGTTGGATCTCGGCTCGGCAACCGTGCCGAACCAATTGTCGGGCAACACCGGCGGCGCGCTCGGTTACTTGCCAATGCCAATGGAGAGGAATGCCATGGCCAATCAGCCTGGAACTGTAACACCCGATGTGCAACAGCAGATCACCAATCCGGAAAACCAAGGCGGCGTGATCAATCCCGACCCGATGGCGCAAACCACGCCGGCTGGCTTGCCGCTGTATTCGGTGCTCAACCAATTTGCGCTCGCCAATCCGAACAGCCCGCTGGCAGCAAACATCCTCAATAATCCGCTGTTCCAGCCGGGCGCGCTGTTCAATCGCGGCAAGAGCACGTAGGAGCCACCATGGGCGGCCAGTCAACGCAACAGCAAAATGCCAACCAAAATCAGAGTTTGAATGCGGTCGGCTCCCAAAACAGCACGCAAAATAGCGGCTATACCGGCAACCAAACGCAATTCACGACGCCATGGGCGCAAACAAATCCGTTGTTGTCGAATCTCATTACTGGCCTGAACACGCAGCCGACCGGCATCAACCCGCAGCAGCAAGGCGCAATTGATATTCTGATGCAGCAGGCGCAGGCGGGAAATCCGTTCACGTCGATGATCACCGGGGCGACGGGTGGCCTGTTGCAAGGCGGCGGCGCGAACGCGCTCAACCCTCAAATTCAAGGTCTGATCGATCAATATCAGGGCGCATTGTCACCAATCCTGAATCAGACACTCGGGGCGATCAGTCCTGCATTGCAGGCAACGCTCGACCAACAAGCCTCTGACGTCAGCAACCGCATTACCTCACAATTTGCCGGTGCTGGGCGCGATGTGTCGCCGGGCAATTCGCAAGCGGTGGCGCGCGGCATCACCGCGGCTAACAATCCCATTTTGGCCAATCAGTACAACACCCAAGTTTCGCAAATGCTTCAGGCCGGGCAGCAAGGGCTTGCCGGTGCCCTGGCCGGCTATGGCCTTATGGGAAACAACAATCAGAACGCCATCAGCAATATTCTGCAGGGCATCACGACCGGCGTGCCGTCATCGCTGAATGCGCTCAGCTTCACGCCGCAGATGATGCTGGCGGCACAATCGCTGCAACAGGGTATCCCGCAACAGAATCTGCAATATCTCGCGAGCCTCGGCTTGCCGCTCGCACAGGCATTCGGGACGCAGACCGGTACCAACACCGGCACAGCCAACCAAACCGGCACGCAAACCAGCAATCAAATCCAGCAGGGGCAAAATCTCGGTCAGACGAACACAACCAACAATCCATCATTGCTGCAAGATGCGCTCGGCTGGTCGCAGGTGTTTTCCAACCTGTTCGGCGGCCAAGGCGGCGGCGGCGCCGGCAATGCGGCTAAATTGTTGATTCCGAAATAAAGGAAAATGCGTCATGCCCGGAATACTTGACGACGTCGGACGAAACCTCGGCGGTTTATTCGGTAATCTTGGCGTTGGTGCGCAGAATTTCTTGCAATCCGGCAGTCCAGCGTCGGCAATCGGCAATCTCATAAGGGGCGTGGCTACAGGACAGGCAACTGATGAGATTGGTGCGGGCCAGCAATTCCAGCAGCAAGTATTTCAGACCTTGGTTGCCAATGGAGTCGAGCCAAAGCGCGCAGCCTTGGCAGTGCAAAACCCGGACGTGTTCAAAGCCGAGGTTGCCAAACTCAACCCGACCTTTGCGGCGCATAACATCGGCAACACCACCGGATCATTCAACGCACAAACCGGAGAATTCAGGCCGCAATTCACCGCGCCGGAATTCAAGACGCTAGAGCCCGGCGCGACCGGGATTCAGTTTCAGCCGCCATTGCCAGGCCAGGCGCCGGCCGCGGCACCCGCACCGCCATCCGGCGGGCCAATCCAAACAACGCCGCTGGCGCCGCCGCCCGGTGCGATGGGGCCAATGGCGCTCGGCGGCGGAACGCGGGTGTTAGTGCCCGGCACGTCGCCGCAGGATCTGGCGGCACAGCGCGCAGCCGGCACCGCACAAGGCCAAGCCGCCGCCACGCTGCCGAACACCTTGGCGTCCGCCGATCAGGCGCTGAAACTGATCGATCAAGTTGACAATCACCCCGGCAAGGCCAAGGCGGTCGGCGCCGTGATGGGACATTTACCGCCGTTAACGCCAGAAGCGCAGAATTTCGACACCGTGCGCGGGCAATTGCAGGGGCAAGTGTTCCTGCGCGCCTATGGGCAGCTCAAGGGCGCCGGTGCCATCAGTGAAATCGAAGGCCAAAAGGGCGAGCAAGCCATTGCCGCCCTGTCACGCGCGCAAACGCTCGATCAGTTCAACGGCGCACTCAAGGATCTGCGCGATGTGGTGACCACAGGGCGGGCCAACGCCATCCGCATCGCCAAGGGCGACACCGCGCCGACACCACCGCCGACGCCCCAAACAGCAGCCGTGCAGCCGCCGGCCGGCTTCAAGCTGGCACCGAACGGCAAATACTATTCTGAAAAACCCGGCCCGAACGGCAAATATCAGATGTGGGCACCCTAATGCCAATCACCGACGTCAACGAGAACCCTTGGGCGACCGAGTCTTCGGTTCCGGCCTCCGGGACGCCGACCGCCAACGTGACCGACATCGAGGGCAATCCATGGGAAGCCCCGAGCGTCGGTCAGGACATCCGCAAATCGGCCGTCGGCTCGGGATTGCGCACCGCAGCCAGCATGGCGGGCGGTATCGGCGACATTCGGCAAGGCGCGTCAAGTCTGGCCGATTGGCTCGGTAAGCAGGCCGGGTTATCGCCGCAAACGACCCAATACATCAAATCGACCATTGGCGGCGCGGTGCCGTTTTCCGGTTTGATCAAGGTCGCACCGACCACGCCACAAGTCACCTCGACACTCGAAAATGCGGTTGGTCCGGAAGCGGTCAACTATCAAGCGCAAAGCTTGCCGGGATCGGCGGTGTCGACCGCGATTCCGTTTCTGCCCGGTTTAGCGGCTGGTCCCGGCGGCATCGTCCGGCGGGCGGTGCAGAACGTTGCGGTGCCGGCGCTCGGCTCGGAAGCGGCCGGCCAACTGTTCAAGGGCACCGACGTCGAGCCGATCGCCCGCGCGGTTGGCGGCGTCGGTGGCGCGCTCGCTGCCGGTGCGGTGCCGACCGCCGCGCGCCGCGCGGTGACGCCATTCCCAATCGCGCCGGAGCGGCAAGCTGCATTGAGCACGTTGCAAAGCGAAGGCGTGCAGGTACCGGCCTCGATGGCGACAGGATCAAAGGCGCTCAAGGCTGCGGAATCGCAGCTCGGGGGCGAAACCTATCGCGCCAACGTTGATCGGATGAATCAGCAATATACCCAAGCGGTACTGCGGAAAGCTGGCATCAACGGCGAGGCGGCGACGCCGGACGTGCTCAATCAAGCGCGCACTGATATCGGCGACGTGTTCAACACGGTCGCGGCGCGCAACCGCAATATTCCGATTCCCGGCTTTGATACTGCCGCCAAGGCGATCGCTGGTGACTATCAGCGGCTGACCGGCGCCGAGTCCCCGGCATTAAAAGACGTCATCAGTCGCGTTGGCGGCCGGATTGATGGCGATTCCTATCAGGCGATTCAATCGCAGATCGGGCGCGACGCGCGCACCACATCGAGCCCGGAACTACGCTCAGCGCTCTACGACATGAAATCCGCCCTTGATGCCGCGGTGCAAGGCGGCTTGAAAAACACGGCGGACGCGCAACTTTGGAGCCAAGCGCGCAAACAGTGGGGCAATCTGCTGACGATCGAAAAGGCCGTGGGCAGCACCAGCGAGGAAGCGGCATTTGGCCAGATCACCCCGGCGCGACTTAAGCAGGCGATAGATAGCCAAAAACAGGGCGCTTATGCGCGCGGGCTCGGTGACTTTTCGCCCTTGGCACGCGCCGGCAATGCGATCATGAAACCGTTGCAGGACAGTGGCACGGCTTCGCGGCTTGGTCCGGTTGCTAAACTCGCGGCTCTTGGCGGCGGCTTTGCAGCGGGAGGAATTCCGGGACTGGCGAGCGCGGGCGTTGGTGTGATGGCGCCCTGGGCTGCTGGTAGGCTGATGATGAGCCCGCTTGGTCAACGTTATCTGACCAATCAGGCATTGGCGGCGGGTCCTGGCGGCGGAAATCGGGCGCTTGCTGCAAGTATTCCCGCTTTGCTCGCGCTCTTAAACGCCAATCAACAACAGCAGAGATTGCCCACGTCACAATGAACGCTGCGGCTAAGCCTAAAATGTTGCTGACCGCGGGGTTGCTATTGAAGGCGTCGCGATACGGGATCAGGGCGATAACGACGGCGCCAAAGATTAGTATTTGCAGCGACCGCCAGAAGTTGACGATCAGACAGAACGCCACAAACCCAAAACCGAACAACCAAGCCCAAAGCATATGCCCAACGATCCCCGCGGTTTAACGGACTATATCCGCGAAACTGCAACAAAATATGGCATTGATCCCGACGTCGCTTTGCGGGTCGCTCAATCCGAGGGACTGAAAGACCCAATTGGCGACAATGGCAAATCGTTCGGCGCCTTTCAATTATACACAGGTGGCGGCGTTGGCAATGAATTCCAGCGCGATACCGGGCTAAACCCGTCCGATCCGGCCAATGAACGGGCGACGATCGACTATGCCTTGCGGCGTGCGGCCCAAGTCGGATGGGGACCATGGCACGGCGCCGCCAGGGTCGGCATCGGCCAATGGCAAGGGATAGGCGGCCAGGGACCGCCGTCGGACGTAGTGGCAAATACCGCGCCAGCGGCCACGCCAAGCCCGGCGGGAGGCGTTCTCGGAGGGCCGTCCGCGCCAGCGGGTGACACGGTTGCCAATCTGCTCGGCCGCCTTGGTGGTGCGGCCGGGGCAGGCAGGGCGCCGGCGGCGATGGCTACGGGGCAGGCGCCGGCGTTCCTGCAACTCGCTCCGATGATGCAGCTCGCGGCACTGCCGCAAATGCCAGCGCCGTATTTTGCACCCCGCATCCAGCCGCGAGGCCGCACCGCATGACCGTTTGGACGTGGTCGAGCACGGCGCTGACCAACGGCAGCGCTGATCCGACGGTTAATCTGATCGAGAACATGCCACCGCCGGCATTCAATGATTCAATGCGGGCGATGATGGCCGGCTTGGCCAAATATGCCGCCGATATGGGCGGGATGGCAACCGTCAGCTACCCGTATTTCGGCGCCGATCCGAACGGCGCGGCATACGTTGGCACCAGCAACCAAAACTTTCAGGTACTCGGCCCAATAAGCGCATTCAACGATCATCAGACCGTCGCCATCGTCCCCGATTTTCAATCGGCAAATGCGCCAACAATAAATATCGATGCGGTTTCGATTGCCTCACTCAAAAACAGTCCTGGCAATGCGGTAATTGAAGGTCAGTTGCTGCCAAGCGTTCCATATCTCATCCGCTACAAGACGTCAGATGGTTTCTTTTATCTGGAAAACCCGCCGGCGGATCTCGATCAGAACGTGCCAGTTGGTGCGGTTTTGCTTTATGCCGGCACGCTATTGCCAAGCGCGAAGTTTGCATTTTGCAACAGTACCACGGTGTTGGACCCAACCATTTATGCAACGCTGTTTGCATTGATCGGCTACAACTATGGCATCGGCACGCTGCCCGGAACGGAAACGTCTGGGTTCATGCTGCCAAATCTCGAAGGCTTGACCACCATCGGCGAGCGCACATCGAGCGGCGCGATTCCGCGATCACTGACGACCACCACGGGGAGCGCGACGACCGCCGGAACGGTCAACTCGTGGACGATCGTCATTCCCTACATCATGAGAATCATATGACCCTTTTTACATGGTCTAAGACCGCCGCGAGCAACGACACGGCGGACGCGACGATCAATTGGCAGGAAGGTCAGGCGCCGAGCAGCATCAACAACAGCGCTCGCGCGATGATGGCGGCGGTTGCAAAATATCGCGACGACGTCAGCGGCATTGTCACCGGCGGCACAAGCACCGCGTACACGGTGACCAGCAATCAGGTTTTCACCAATCTGGCGACCGCGCTTAACGGCAAGATGATCGGCATCGTGCCGCACACGACTTGCGGATCGAGCCCGACGCTCAACGTTGACGGCCTGGGCGCCAAGGCATTGCGCAACTCGCCTGGCCAAGCCGTTGCCAGCGGGCAATTGGTCAGCGGCGCATATTACATTTTTGTCTACAACAACACGGACGGCTGCTTTTACCTACTCAATCCGCCGGTCACGGATTGGCTTGTGCCGATTGGCGGAATCATGCCGTATGCCGTCAGCGCCAGCGTGCCAAACACGCGGTATAAGTTGTGCGATGGCACGCAGTATCCGACAGCGACCTATCCGGCGCTATTTGCGTTGATCAGTTACACCTATGGCGGCAGCGGCGCCAATTTCGCCGTTCCCGACTTGCGCGGTCGGGCGCCGATCGGCCAGGCAACCGCCACCGGCATAATACCCTCCGGGCTCAGCACCACCACCGGCACCGTATCCGCCGGCCAGGTGATCGCCTGGACGTTCGGCCTGCCATTCATCATCCGGGTCTTGTGATGCTTGCCATGCTGGCGGCGACGGCGTTTATTCAGCTCACCGGTCCCGATAATCAAGTCATCCAACTCAATCCCAAAAGCATCATTGATTTCCGCACGCCGCGCGGCACCGATCATTTTGCGCCTGGAACGCGCTGCCTGATCCACACCACTGACGGAAGATTTATTTCGGTGGTGGAAACCTGCGATGAAATTCATCACATATTGGAGGACATGCAATGACCTATTTCCGGCGATTGGAGGATAGCAAATGCGCATAGCATTGTCAGTCGGGCATTCGCAAAAGGTAAGGGGCATGCGCGGTAATCCGGTTCCGCCTGAGTGTGACGAGGTTGATGAATGCCTGAAAATTTGCACCGACGTTTCAGCCCTCTTGGAAGCGCACGGTGTCGAATGCCCGATGTTTTTCGATACGACGAGCACATCGCAATCGCAATATCTTGCCAATATAAATAACTGGACAAACCAGCAGAATGCTGACCTAGCCGTGAGTTGCCATCTCAACGCCGGCGGTGGTGATGGCCCAGTTGGCTGCGAAGTCTGGTATTACACACAGAAGACCTTGGCCGCTAAGGTATCGGCGGCGATGGCGGAGGCGCTGAATCTTCCAGATCGTTCGGCAAAATATTCGAATTCGCTCTCGTTTTTGGTGAACACTAACCCCCCGGCCATACTTCTTGAGTGTTTTTTCGGAGATAGTCGTCACGACTGCGAGGCGTATGCCGAAAATTACGCAGCCCTGGTGGAAGCAATCGCCGAGAGTATGGCAGGGATCAACCTTGATGATATGCCGGAGGAACCACCGGAACCAGAACAGCCGCCGGAGGTGATTACCGAGGATAACCGCGTCGAGGTTACCAGTAACGTGGTTGGCGACGTGACGGTCATCGTCAATGGCACGTTGGTGAAGGGCCATGAAGGCGGCGAGCAACTGGTTGACCTGACGATCAGCCTGCACGGTGACGTGGTGTTGGTGATCAATGGTGAGAATTTCCACAACAAGTCACCGCCCGAACCGGAGATCCAATCCAACCATAGGGACATTGAAACGACGGTGTTTGGCGGCTCGGGCGATCCCAACTATTCGGCCTATGACGGCGACAAGTTTTTGAATGACTCGGATTTGTATGTCGCCTTGCCGTGGAAGTGGAGGGACACGCCGCGACCGAAGGTGAAGGTGTTCAACCGCGTCACTGGGCTGAGCGCAATAGCTGAGATTTGGGACGTCGGCCCGTGGAATATCGATGATGACGACTACGTGCTCGGCGACGAACGACCGTCGGCAGAAACGCATTACGAAACCGAGCAGCCTTTGCCAACGGGACCGAATGCCGGCAAGGTGCCGAGCAATGCCGCCGGCCTGGATCTATCTCCGGCGTTAGCCCGCAAGGTTGGGATTGATGGGAAAGGTTATTGCGATTGGCGATTTGTTGATGATCGTATGGTCTGACGGGCGTATAACTTTGTTAGTGCCAGACCCTCTCGGACCACGCGCTCGGGCCTTGGCAGTTGGGGGCTGATTGACTGGTCCTCCCCTGACGGGCCTACCACTGGCGGCAGGTTGGGACGCCCACGATGAACTTGAAGCGATAGGAGCCCCATATGGCTGAACCTCGAATGGAAAGTGGACGCTACCTGGGGGATGGTATCATTGGTAACCGATACCTTCCACACACAGGGCTTTGGTTTTGGGCGTGCTAAAGGAGCCCATGAATGACCAGCGTCCAAATCGTGGTTATGGTGCTCGCGTTCATATGTTCTGGCCTGATGGGCATAATCTCAGCGATGGCCGACCGGAAATAGGAGCGTTGCTGGGCTGGTACGCCAGCCTAGAGCCGGTGAGGTGGCGCCTGTGACCGGCACAACAAAAGGAGGGTGAAGTGCAAAACCCTGCCGACCTCAAAGAGGTCTGTGAGCAGATCGTGGTCTACGTGAAAAACGGTGATCCGATCAAAGATGTAATCGAGCAGACTCCCTACTCGGAAACAGAACTTATCTACGAACTTGCCCTGGCCTACTTGGCCAAGTGTGTAGAATAGGAGCGTTGCTGGGCTGGTACGCCAGCCTAGAGCCGGTGAGGTGGCGCCTGTGACCGGCACAACAAAAGGAGCCCATCGTGCCACTATGGTTTTGGGATTATTCGCAGACCAGGAGCCTGGGCTATGCGCTGGTTTCGACCTATGGGTATGACGGATGGTTGCTCGAATCGATTTGGACCTATTGGGGCGAAGACGATCCTCAGAGTTTTTGTACCTAAACACCTAAAAACGTCCTTTATAACTTATTGATTTAACTTGATTTCCACGTACCACTCCAATACGTGGTTTTCTCATGATTTCAATGGGTTAGACCCAGTTTTTACTGGTAATAGGCTACCTTTTCTCAGTTGGTCATTTTCGGCGCGCAATTGCTCGATCTCGGTGCGCATGCGTGACAGCCTTGTGCGCAGATCTTTGATGCCATGTTCCTTGCGTTCGATCGTGGCGCGCAGTTCATCGATTTCACTCATTTACCCGTTCCCTTTGCCGGAAATGGCACCACGTCCGCGGCCCGATTCCGCTTGCGCATCTGCATCGCCTCGATAGCGGTGTCGGCGCGTTTTTCCCGCCGGCAATAAGTGTCCACCATCTTTTCCGACATGCCGACGCACGCGGCTATAAACGCGTTTGAGAGGCCATCAGCGCGCAGCCGCAGACAGGCCGTCGCCCGCAATCCATGCAGCGTCAGCATCCGCTCGCGGATCCGCGCCAACATCGGATTGCGCGCCCGTTCTTTGCACCATGCCTCGGACGTCGCCTTGCGGGTTGTCCAGGGAAAGCCGTCGCCGCGCTCGAGGATATACTTTCCGATGCGCGGCCAGCTCGCCAGAATTGGCGCAAATTCCTCAATGATCGGGACCCACATCTTGAGCCCAGTTTTTTCCTGCAGAACGTCGATTCCCAACTCGCCGCGATAATTTCGCAGATCCTTCCATTGCATGCGGATCATGTCGCCGAGTCGTTGCCCGGTCATGCTGCCAAGCGTGATGATGCGCGCAAAATGCGGGCGCGCGTGTTCCTCGGCTAACGCGACCTCCTCCAATGTCCACGGCTCGCGGGCGCCATCGGCCTTGACCAAGCCGGCATCGCGCACGATCGATCGCGGCAGACGTCGGCGCTGCAGCGCCCATTTTTCTGCGGCTCGCAGTGCCCGCTTGCCGCGATGTTGCATGTAGGGATGGTCAGCAAGAGCGTCTAAGAATTCCTGAATGTCGGCCGTATCGATCTGCGTGATGTATATGCTTCCAAGTGTGTCGGGATGCTCGGCGAGGCGATAGATATGGCGCCAGGCGGCTTTGGTGTTTGGTTTGTATCCGTTGAAAACTTCGCTGGCCTGAAAATCTCTCAAGATGGACGCGAACCTATCCGGTGTAATTTTTGGCAATGCGACGCGTGGCATCGGCGATCCTCCCCGGCATTCGATCGGTCGATACTTTCACATCTTGTGAACCGAAAGCAATATTGCGGCATTCCCGGCGCAGGAAGTTGGACAGGCTGCGGCCTTCCCGGTCGGCGCGGGCACGCAGCTCCCGCTCGATCTCGGGCTCAACTGAAAAATTAACTCGGACGGTACGCGGCATTTCCGACTCCAACTCAACAAACCAGTGCGGACGGGGCTCGCGTAGCCAGGGCGCTGGTTATTCGATCCCGCCCGCACCTTTCCGGGCTGTTTGCAGATACTCTCCGGGGAGATTACCCAGCCCGAAACCAATAACTCCTACTGCGACGGTGTTGGTACGGTGGCACTATCCGTTGGCACAAACACGACACCCCAACCGGTTTGCGGCGTCCAGATGATCTTAGCCTCGACCGGCGGCTCACCGGGTTGCGGTTTTTCCGGCGGCTCCGGCCAGATCACCGGGGGATAGTAGATTGGGTGTTCCGGCTTTGCGCCTCCCGGCGGTGGCGGCATCGGAATCCAGATCGGCGGTGTTGGCTGTGGGGGCGCCACGCCTCCCCAGTATCCCGGAGGCTGTCCGCCGGGTGCAATCGGGTGCGTCGGCAATGGAGGTGCAACACCTCCCCAATAGCCTGGAGGCTGGCCACCAGGCGCGATTGGATGGGTCGGCTGCGGAGGTGCCACGCCTCCCCAATAGCCCGGAGGTGGCCCACCGGGTGCGATTGGATGCGTCGGAACTCCCGGACTAGGCCAGATGCCGGGCGGTGGACCGCCGGGGGCAATTGGATGTGTTGGCACGCCGCCCTGATCGAGCACGACGACGTAGCATAAATAACCTGCCATGTGCTGCCTTCCTCTACGTGATTGCCGCAGTCGGTGCGGCGCCGTTAGCTTCCGATGAGCCGGCTCAGTTCATCGACCATGGATTTGTTGCGCTTGAGATAATCGCCGATCTGGCGATCGTGCTCGGTGGCGAGATCGAGCAGGGCTTTGCGATAGCTTTGCTGGATCGCTAGCAGGTTGTCGCCGGTGCGATATTTGCTCGGGACAAACTTTGAGATCTCGGCGCTTGGTTCGCGGACGTCGGCCTCAAGTTTGGTCATATCAATGGCTGCGTCTGTCATGGCTTTTTCTCCCTATACAACGCCGGAAAATCCCTCGACGCGCGCACGAAGATTATAGACCCGGTGCGGCTCATCGCTGCCCGCGGCAATGCGAGCTTGACGTGCTGCATTGATTTGCTGTTTACGCTCCGCCGTCGCCTCCTTGATTTTTGTTGTACGGCGGAAGCGCAGTTTGTAGCGGCGGATGTACAGATCATCATAGCGGCCAGCATCGAACAACATCAGGGACCGTTTGACGTGGACCGGCGTGTCCGCAACATAACGCCAACCGCCAAAGTTTAGTTTGATATGGCCGGCATCAACGCGCACATGATGTCTCTCGCCGGGTGCGAGCTTGTCCATCAGCTTGTTGATACCGACGAAGTGCCAACACTTGGTTGGGTTGCATTGCCCGTTTGCGGCAATGGCCGAATCGAGACAATCTTTAGATGGCATTACATCCAACATGAAGCCTTTTGTGCCGGGCCTGGGTGCATCACGATCTGAATTCATGATATTTCCTCTTACAGTGGGCGGCGTATTTTTGCCGCGTTGCATCGGCCATTTCTTCCAGGAGCCGACACGCCTGGTCGTAGCAAGTTGCTTGATATTCTTCTTCTGCTTCTTCTTCAGTGGGCATAACAAGTTCTTGTTGTTTGCGTTGTGGTGCGCGTCGTGTCTTGCCGTCTTTGCCAGTACGTTTCGCAACTGGTCCATATGGACCAGTTGCCTTACGGGCTCTTCCGACCGTTTGGTGGCCGATCCCAATTTGCTCAGCGATAGCCCGATCTGACATGCCGGGATTTGCTTCTATTGCTTGGGCTGCTCGTTCACCCGCCGGCATGTATGGTGCGCCGCAATCACATGCGGCCTCGGCAGATGCACCGCACGCGGTGCATTGCATCAACGCAGACGACAACTTTTTCAGCCTGACTACGTTGCTCATGTTGTTCCTCGTTGTCAGCTCACCCGATATACTCTCGCCGGCCGTTTACTTCGGGTCAGCCGGCGTTCCCCGGTGTCGTACAACTTGCCGCGTATCACCAATTCCCGAATCCGTGCCGAGCACGTCTGATGCCGCATGAACAAGCGCGACTCGGTTTCATCGCAAGTCGCGCCGTGCTCGCACGCCGAAATGAAGTTGTAGACCATGCCGCGCAGCCGGCTGACGTCGTGCTCGACACTCTCGGCGGCGTGCTCGCTGGTATCGCTCCCGCGCACCGCGCCCGGCCGATCGGGATAGCGATCACCAAACAGATCGCGCTGATCGTTCATTGGCGCTGATCCCGCATTGCCATTGCGCGCAAGCTAATCGATCCCGGCTCATCTGGATCTGGCGCGGCCTCAAAGTCGCTTTCCGTCGCCGAGCGTGGTTCGATGTCATCGGTGTCGTGGACTACCTCGGGCGGCGGCATCTTGGCCAGACACTTGGCTTGCGTTTTCCAGATATAGTCTTTGAGCGTGTCGGGCAGGGTTTGGTAATCCCGCCGGGTTTTCATTTCGTCGCCTAGTTCCAGCAACTCGACCACGCTCGCGCATTGCCGCAGTTCATCCTGCATCGCCCGAGCCCGATCGGCAAAGGTCACGGCGGCATTGAGGGTGCGGGGAAATATCGCGTCCTGTTTGGTCTTGGGCTTAGTGTTCCTTTCCGGCACGCCGTCGTCATAGTCGCCGGGCTGTAAAACGGATGCACCGTTGCCGTATCCTTTCTTGCCCCATACGCCATTGCCATCGTTGGCGCCGTCGTCGGCGTCGTCGGCCTCATCGCCGGTCGGCACCTGAAACAGCGCCAGGAGCATGTATTTGCGGGCTGCGGTGTGGGCCTTGTTAAAACACTTGTCATCAAAGCCGCCTTTGCTGTCGCGGCAGCGTGACAGCCCGGTTTGATAGAGCCGCTCGGGCCAAACCTCGCCGCTGGAATGGATCAGCGAAAAGGCATAGCGCACGGCAACGGCCTTATCGCCGTCGAGCATGGAGCGATCGACCTCGGTTTGCAGGATGACCACGCCATGCTTTGCCATCAGCGGCGTGACGCGCGCAAGAAGATCCTCAACCTTGACGTATTTGTAATTGTGAAACTTGTTGGTTCCGTCTTTGGCGACGGTGCCGATCTCCTGCATAACTTGACCGATGGCGCCAGCAAGCTTGCCGCATGGGATGCCGATCGGCATTGGGAGGTTGATTTCGGAAGCCGGCGCCGTCGGCGTTGGAGTAGCAACGCTGGTCTGCTGTGGCGGTTCACACAGCATAGACGGCACCGGCTTTTCGATTGTTGACAGATCGCTCATTTAGTCCTCGATGAGGATGAAGTTGTGATTGGCGTCGGCGATGAAATTGGCGGCTTGATCGGCCGCCTCACGAGTGTTGAACCGATGCGACGTGATCTGTACCTGATCGTGAATGCGCACCTCGATCACCAGCACAAAGCTGTGAGTGGTTTCGGTGTTATTCATGGGGGCGCGTCTCATAATCATAGCGGTCTTGATCGTCCTGCTCGCGCTCATCAATGGCGCAATACAGATCATAGACGGCGTCGGCCTCGGTTGGCCCTTTGCCGATGGGATCGCCTTTGCACCATTCACCGATGGTGGCGGTCCAACCATCCCAATATCGGCAAGTAAACACGGTGATGTTTCTCATGATTGCCTCCGAGCGCCGAAGGCAAAGCCGCGCATGTAGTCGTCATTATGCGGCTGGCGTGGCTCGCGCCGCTCGCGGCCGTCCTGATAGCCCCAATTCCAATCAGACTCGCGCTGATTGGCGGCGCCGATATCGTATTCCTCCCGTTGTTTCCTCATCGCATCACCTCGACGTGCAGACGACGTTGATGCCAATGCGCTGGCAGGTGGTGGTGCGCGGTTGCAGCATCACCGGCGGTTGGATTGGGTGCAGCGGTTGCATCGGTTCGATCGATGGCAACGGCTGCATTGGCGCCATGGGTTGCATCGGTGCCATTGGCGGCATCGGCTGCATTTGCATGAATTGGGCGCGGGCTCCGGATAAGAGGGCGGCCCACATCAGCAACATTGCAACAAACAGGCTGATGGCGATCAATTCGAGTGCTGTGCGGATCATCGAACGCTCCATCCATAGAGACGTTCACGCTCGTAATCGCGCTGGATTTCGCATTGATCGGGCGTTGGCGGCGCAAGCGCATTCAGCGTCCGATCGAGGTAGGCTTGATAGTCTCTGCGTTCCTGTTCGGTAAAACAGAGATTCCACGGATTGTTGAGATCGATGTATCGGGGATTCATAGCAGCGCCCCCGGTTCGCCGAACATTTCCTGTTTGATTGCGATCAACATCAGACATTGATAGTGGGCGACGCAGTCGAGCATTTGCTCCATTGCTTTCGGGTCTTTGCATTTTCCGGCAATGATCAACGCCTCGTCGGCGCGACCTTGCCAGTAGGCAGATGAGCGGTTCATGTGATCCTCCTAGCCAACGGAGGCATGATTTCACACAGTGTGAAAATGGTCAAGCGGTTTTTCACGGAGCGTGGAACGGATGTGTAAAAAAGCGAAAAATGGGTAAA